AGCATTTTCTTCTTTAGCTAAATCAGCTGCTTTCTTTAAGTCGTAAGCTAATATAGCTCCAGAACCAATACCTGTCATACCAACACCTAATAAAGCGTCTTTTTCAGTTGTTTTTCTCCAAATATCTCTTAAGTAATGGAAGTCAGTGTATGCTGCTTGTAATGTACCTATGAAGGCACCTACACGTACTCTTTCGTTTAAGTCTTCTTGTGATTCAACATTTGAAACGTTTACTTCACATAAGTTACAGAATTGATAAGAACGTAAAGCAATTTCACAACATGGGTTAGTACCCCAATCTTTATCGTTGCTAAAGTAGATACCTGGTTCACCAGATCCACTTAATTCAATTTTCTTCCATAATTTGAAGAATTCTTCTTCGTCAATTTTATGACGCATTACAACTGCAGAGTTATTAGCACGTCCTCTTTGTGGATTTTCTTCCCACCAGTTACCAAATTTACATGTTAACATTGCTTCATCATCCAAGTTGAATAATGAAATTAATGCTGCACGTCTAATACCACCAGATAATACTGCATCTGCAATATGACAAGCCATATCATGAGCATCAATCGATGTTAATCTATCACCATTTTGTTTGCGATCAAATACTTTTTGTAAGTTGAATAAACATTCTTTCAATGGTTCAGGACCAGGTGCTTTACCACCTACAGTGATCAACTGAGCACCTTTAGCTCTAATGTCTCTAAAGTCGAATAAAGGCAAAGGAGCACCCGTAAAATACGCTTTACAAAGCATTCTCACAGCGTCTGCCCATCCTTCAATACTATCGCCTATTAGGTATCTTTTTTGTTTAGTTGGTACTTTAATTTCTGGTAGTTGATCTACGTGATGTGTTTGTACTGAGTAGCCAACTCCGCAGCCGCTCAATAATAAGAACATTATTTCGCTGAAGGCTCTCCAATCATCAATAGGAAGAAAAGAACAATTAAATATGCGAGAATTATTAAGTTCAATGGGCTTACCCGCGAACTGTAAACTACGCATTGATGGTAAAACCTTTTTAGCGTAGACCAATCTATAAGCTTCTTCGATTTCATTTTTTAGTTGTGGAAATTTAGTTTGATGCATTTCTTTGTTTCTCGTAACTAATTCTTCCCATGTTTCTCTTCTTTTCAATTCAGGCACATACTTAGCGTACTTCATATACGTGGTAATTTCGCTAAGAATTTCTTGTGTTACATCCATTTTCTTTTAATTTTTTATTTTAGTGAGTTAATAGTATCTACATATATAGACTTTGGTTGAGCACCAGTAAAACGTTGTTTTGCTACTCCGTCTTTCTCAAATATAACGGTGGGAATTGAGGTTACAAAATTTTCTTGTGCTGCTTCTACATTTTCATCAACGTCTATTGTTTCGAATGTAATATCTGGAAAACTTGCTTGTAATTGTTCAAATACAGGGGAAAGAGTTTTACACGGGCCACACCATGTAGCCGTGAATCGTTTAACCTTTATCATAATTTTTATTGTTGTATTTATAAATATAGTATATACCCTAATTAGTTTTCAAGTTTGAAAAACTTCTTATTAAGCATTTGCCTTTCTTCTGCCCCTACACTAGAGAAATCGTTCACAGCTTTATTTTGCGAACCTATTTCAATATCATCGTCATCTACTGGGTTTTGATCTATATCAATATATCCGTTTGATGTGTTTATTCTGGATCTAAATGTCATACCATCAGCACCATATCTATTTTTCATGATATGCCAATTACCAGTTCCTTCAATTTTATCTTTACGTTTACGTGCTAATGATAATATAATATCACCAATCATAATTTTTTCATATGAACCTGCTGCGTTATCACCTTCAATGATATCTGATTTTGCAGCACCTCTATTTGCTTGTGATGGAGATACAACAGGTATACCTTTTTCTTTAGCAAATGCTTTAGCAGCAACATAAACGTCATCAATTTCTTCTTTACGTTCTTTTCTAGAACGTGTACGCATGTAATCTAGATAATCAATGATAATTAAATCTGGTTTAAAGTCATTTTGGTGTTCTAATTGTTGTAAATGTGCTTCAATCGTATCGAATGATGCTCTCTTAGGTGGATATTCTTTAATAATAACCTTACCTTTTACTTTACCTACAATTTCATCAACCTCTTTACGGTGTAAATGTAATTTATCAACTTCAATACCCGAAAATACAGCATCGTATCTTTTACCAACATAACCTTCGCCTAATTCAAGTGAATAATGTACTACATTATATCCTAATGCTGCGGCATAAGCTCCCATTGCCGTAATAGCCCATGACTTACCACCTCCAGGATTACCAAATACTAATACTAAATCACCTTTACCATAACCACCTTGTGTCATTTCGTTAAATACAGGCCAAGGAAATGGAATACAGTTTCTATCATCTTCACGATATCTAGCTTCGATATCTAAGTTATAATCTAATCCTATTGTTTTATCTTCACCTGCGTTAACTGCTTTACTAATTAGTTGTAAGATACTTTCAAAATCATTCATTTCAAGTAATTGAACTGAACCTAAAATTGCTTTTTTAACTTGCTGGTTACGACAGAATGTACTAAATTCATTTTCAACCCATTCTAAATCACTATTATCAGACATTTTATATGCTTCTCTTAGTGCCTCAGCAATTGATATTCTTAATACTTCATTTTCAATCTTCTTTACTTCAATAGATAATGTCTCTACTGTTGGTGTTGTGTGATATTCGCTAAAGTATTTTTGAATATACTCAATAATCCACTTATGTGCTGATGATTCAAAGTATTCTGAATCAAGTGAGTCTATAATGTTAATTAGGAATTGTCTTTGTGTTAATAAAGCTCCTAATACTTTTACTTGGAATACGGGTCCGTATTGATTTAATTTCTGTAATGTTGTCATAACCTAAATTTATTTGAAAGAATTTGGATAACCAAACAATTGTGTTAGCCAAGATTGTACATTAGGAATTGATTCACCTAATTTATCATTATGATACAATTGAAGGAATATCGGCATATTTAATTCATAAGAATTGGTAAATGCGTCTTTAACTAATTGTTTATTCTCTGGTGATAAGAAACTACCATTCAAAGACATCAACTGATGATTAATAAATAATTGGTGGCGTCTTTCTACAACAGATAAATATAGTTTATTTTCGTTGATATTTTCTGCTGCTTTAGTAATGATACCCTCCACTGTTAATTGAGCGTCCATTGCTAATTCTGGAAATAGTTTAAATAGTTTTTTAGGTCCTAATCCACTAACGCCAGGAATATTATCACTTGAATCTCCCATCAACACCTTATAGTTAAGGAAGTTTTGACTTGTAACGCCAAATTCTTCTAATACGTCTTTTGGTGTGTATACTTTCTTCTTGGTAGGAGAATAGCAATGTACTTTATCTGATACTAGTTGTAGGAAGTCTTTATCAGCAGACATGATAGTTACCTTTTGAGTATCTTCATGCACTTGAAATTTAGTAGCTAGATAACCAATAATGTCATCTGCTTCTAATCCATCAATACTAACTACAGTAACAGGTAAACACTTAAGGTATTGAATTAAGCGTTCCATTTGATTGTTAATACTTTCCTGTTCTTCAGCTTTAGACTGAAAAATAGAATAATTCGTCATGCGATTAACATTACGATTTGCTTTATATGCTGGGAACAGATTTCTCCTAGCGTTTGAACCACCTACACCATCAAATACAATAACTACTTTAGTTGGATCAGCCATTCTGATAGCATAACCTATTGACTTTAAAAAGCCAGTGAGTCCGCCGATGTGATGTCCATCTGGGTTTATATGATTAATCATAGTAAACGACCTCAAGAATGTATTGAGGCCGTCTATGATTAAAATTGAGCTTAGTTCTTTTCTGATGTCTGGTTGTACGTTAGTGAGTAATTGTTCATATTTACTCTTCGACATCTACTAAATTTATTTCTTTAAAATTTTCTTGCATTTCATCTTCTTCAACTACATCGAAGTCAGTTGAACCTAGAATTGATAACCAGTCTTTAGAATGTTCTTTCTTGTATAGGTCAATTGCTTTCTTATCGTCAGCAATGAAACCATGAACTGTCATTGTAACAGTACCTTTTGTTTGAACACCTGTAACGTGGTTTTTATCAACTGATATCTTAGTACGCTTAGCAAATTCAACGTCTTTACCGTCTTTAGTTGCTTTAATCTTACTAGTACCACTATTTGAAATATTACCAAATGTTACTACAAGTGACGAGTCAAAGAACATTGTATCACCGCCTTTATTTTTCATTTTAGGCTGTTCCATTGGTGAATTTGGTTTTGCAACCCACACCTTATTAACAGCTACTAATGTATTAGTATACGGTTGGTTTTCTTTACGAGATAAGATAACCTTCTGATTGATAAAGTTACCAAACTGTTGAGACATAGCTCCAGCGTTCCACTCATTATTGTTCTTATTAGATTCAACTGATAGTCTACAAGGAATAGATCCTACAGAATCCCAGAAGAAACATAAGTCAAATGGTAATTTACCTGATGCTTGTTCAGCTAGTAAATCAGCAATGAATGCTGCTACATCTTCAATTGTATTTAGTGCACCTCTATCAATGTATAAGAAGAAACCCTTATAATCTACAATTTCACCGGTTTCAGTGTCAACTACAGGTTCCATTTCGAATCCCATTTGTTGAGCATGTTCCCAGTTCCACTTCATCTCAGTAATGATAAAGACAGGTAGTACACCCATTTTTTGGGCTGCTACTGCTGCCTCTAACATCGCTGTTGTTTTACCAGTATCCGAGTGACCACGTAATAAACTTATGTGGCCCATCGGGATACCAGGTAATGAAATGACATCTTGGAAAGCTTCAGACAGTTTAATCCATCTTTGTGGTTTAAATTTAACTGATTGATCTAAGAATTTAGATTTCTTAAACGCATCAATGTTAAATGATTTTTTTAACGATTCCGATACTACAGTCGTTAAGCTGTCTTTACTTTTTGCCATGATTAGTCGTTAAATAAGTTATCAAATTTATCTGCGTTGCTAGTTTTAGCTGCAGGTGTCTCTAAAGTGTAAGCTGGTGCTACTGGTTTATTCATTTCTGTTAAGAAATCGTCTTCCTCATCTTCATCTTTAGATGCGATTGGAGCTTCTGTAGCGGCTGCTTCTTCTTCAGGATTTAACCACTTAGTTAAGATGTCCTTTAATGCGTCGTAAGTGTACTTACGATTAATACCCAAGATATCAGGTTGTTCGTTAAGTAATTTTTCTACTAAAGCACCGTCTTCCGAAATTGGTGTAGTTTTAGGTTTAACACGAATGTTACATTTAATACCTTTTCTACCTGCAATAATGTCTTCAGTTGCTTCAATAGTAAAATCTCTACCATCTGTAATGTCAGTAAAATCACCATAATCTTCATCAGCAGCAATTCCTACTAATTGATCATTTGTTAATTTACCGAACTCCCACAAACGAGCACCTAAATGTTCTTCATCACGTACAATTACTGCAGCGAAATAACGAGATTTTGGTTCGATTTTTTTAGCTAACTGCCAATCTTCTTTGTCAGATGATTTACGAAGTTGTTTTGCAAAATCCGTAATTGGATCTGCTTCACCCCAGTTTGATAATGCTAAAATTGGTCCTTTAGAGAAACCATAGTGGAATTGTACTTCACGAATAGGCCATGCCTTATCGTACTTGTTAGGTAGAATACGAACTACATATTTACCTGGTTTTGGTTTGAAGAAAATCTTTGTGTAATCGATTTTCTCACGTTGTTGGCCGCCTTTGTTTTGAGCAGCGGCAAGCTTCTGCTTTGCTAGATTTAAATCCATAACTGTTTTATTTTATA